GAAAATACGAGAATCGTTTTTAATGGGTCTAATTGAACAAATGGTATTGTATATCCTTTTAAGAAATGTTTTTCTTCTGCTAATGCTGCATTATTGTCATATGATGTAATCTTTAATAATTCACGACGAAACGCAAATGTTGCTGCTGTCGAGTGATTTGGTCCATATGGTCCAAATTGAAACATTTGTTTTATATGTTTAAAATATATATACATTTCACTTGAACCAGCAATCATTGCGTTTGGATTTTGTTGTAATATTTCTACTGCGTGAGAAACTCTTTGTGGAGGATAATAATCATCATCATCCATATATATTATTATATCACCTACTGTTTTTTCGTGCATTAAATTGCGTTTCTCACCTAATTTCATTTGCTTATCATATTTAAAATATTTTACTTGAGGAATATTTTTCACCAAATCTTCAATTTTATCTGTTCCGTCATCTATAATGATCCATTCCATTCTATCTTTTGGATATGTCTGAGATTCAAAACATTTGATGATCATATTATAAAAAGGTCGTCTATTAAATGTTGGAGTACATATACTTACAAATGGATATGATGAAGATTTTGTAACATTTGAAACATTGGTATTATTCTTTTTGTTTTTATGATTCGGCATTATATTTGATATTCTATTTATTTATATAAGAATTAGAGTATTGAATTAAATTAAATTGAATTGAACCGAAACAAATCGAACCGAATCGAAACAAATCGAACCGAAACAAATCGAACTATTAATAATAAATATCATTGTACCTTTTGTACCTTTTTTCAAATCGTTATTTTGTTTGTTTACAATATACTTACAACTTTTTCATGAATACCCACGTGAGATGGAACAAAATCTTTATTACGTGTTCCATCTGAGTTCAATGAATCATTATCGCAAGAAAACGTATCACTGTACGATTGCGTAAATCTAGATATAATAGGAATCATATTATTTTCAATCAGCGTATCCATCATATATTTATGAGCTCCAAAAAACTTTGCATCACTTATATTCAACATACGTTCATTTCGAGAAGTAACAGTCAATACAAATATAAAACATATAATAATTAAAATAATATTTATACCAGAAACGCTATATACAGTTGCGATATTAATTAATAATATAATTGTAACTGTCAAGACAATCCAATTCATTTTATAATATATATTATTAACGAACAATTTATGAATACTATAATCTTCGTCAATAAGTTGTAATTTATAATCTCCGGTGGAAATATGATCTGATAGACTTTTAACACCAGATGTTATATTGTCGATACCTGCTTCATTAAACTCTTTAATAACAGTATCTTTTATATTTGAATGATTTTTATAAATAATGCGATGCGTTTTTGCTTTAAAAATAAAGGTTGTATATATAAATAAAATAAACATTCCGACGATTGAAACAAAATACATGAAACAACCATAAATAAATGCGCAAATTATATATGCAATAATAGAAAGAATAATCACAAACCAACCGGGAATAGCCAAATAAGCTGATAACATACAACATATAATAAAATTAAGTATACTAACTGTAGCTATTTGAATTATAAAATTAATAATAAAATTAATAAGTTGTACAGTTTCATATAATATTAAAACAACACATATAATAATATTAATAGTTAATATTATTGAAATAATAAAATATACAAATGACATATAGAATAGAGGAATAAATGCAGGTAAAATAAAAATGACAGCTTCAGGTAATACGCCATTAATAAATCCAAATATGCTTTGTAAAATATAAATATTAATATAGGTAATATATCGTTGAATCGAGTAAAAACTACTAACAATACCTGTATATGTCTTATTACCTTTGTTATCATATAACATTCTAATATCATTTTGAACACCATATCCTAATAACTTTCCAAGTGGAAATGAACCAAGTTTTTGTATAACGTTTTCGGCATAATCGAATGTAATAATTTTACCCCATACTTCATAATTATACATACTATCTAAAAATGATAATTGATCTGTTGCAATATAATTTGTATTATTTTCTGGGAGACCAATATTTGTTGCGGCATTAAATGGTGCGTGTAATAATTCTTCATCACTACTTAATTTTGCTATAATATTTTGGTCATCATTAATAAATGGACTACAATAACTTTTCCCATCTATGCTCCTGAGTTTAGATAACATTCCTGATTGTGCTACTTTACAGTTATATAGACTAACTGCGCCAAACAAATATAAATAAATAAAAAATAATGCTATATGTTTTAATGTATTTATAATATATGTCGTAGCTTTGACATATGCATCTGTTTCTGTTTTTTGTATTTTTTTTAAAGCAATTTGATTTTGTGTTTCCAGATTAACTGTTTCTGTTGATGACATTATAATTATAAATATAATATTTTGACTGAAATAATATAAATACTAATAATTAAGTAATCAAGTATGAGATTATATAATGTTTATGATTTTGATGATGTAATGATTATTCCCAAAGAAAGTAATATAAATAGTAGAAGCAAAGTATCACTTTTAAGAAAGTTTATATTTAATGGAGTAGATGGTGAAACAATTGAATGGGAAGGCGTTCCAATTATTGCTTCTAATATGGATACTATTGGAACATTCAGGCTTCATAATGAGTTGGCAAAATATAAAATGTTGACTGCTTTAAATAAGCATTATACATTAGATGATTTTAAAAAAAATGAGAAGTTATTACAAGATGATTATTTTATGGTGACTACTGGTATTTCGGATAAAGATTATGAAAATCTTGTCGAAATTATCGAATATACAAATTGTAAATGGATTTGTATAGATGTAGCGAATGGTTATATTTCATCTTTTTTTGAATATTGTTGTAAAATACGAAATCGGTTTCCGAATAAAATTATTATTGCGGGAAATGTTTGTACTGCTGATATAACAAACAAATTATTATGTGCTGGAATCAATATTGTCAAAATTGGAATTGGTTCAGGAATGGCTTGTTTGACAAGAAAACAAACTGGTGTAGGTATTCCGCAATTTTCTGCTGTAATGGATTGTTCTAAAGAAGGTTATATTATTTCTGATGGCGGTATTCGTGCACCAGGAGATGTTGTTAAAGCATTAGGTGCTGGTGCCGATTTTGTAATGATCGGTGGATTATTTTCTGGACACGACGAGAATGATGGAATTATAGTGGAAAATTGGAGTTATGATGCAAATGGGAATAAAAAAACAATCGAGAAGTATCAACAATTCTACGGAATGAGCTCAAAATATGCGATGGAAAAGTATGGAACCGATGGTAAAATGGCGGATTATCGTTCTTCAGAAGGCGATTTACTTAAGATACCATATAAGGGACAAATTGAAGATACGGTAAAAGATTTACTTGGTGGAATAAGGAGTGCTTGCACATACGTAGATGCAAATACGATTTTAGAACTCAAAGATGAGGTCTCCTTCGCATATAGATTTTAATATTCGCATATAGATTTTAATGTTGATGAATTAATATTATCTGATTAGATAATATGAATAAAAATAAAAAAACATATGGTTTATCTATAACAAAATGTTTATTGTATATATTATGGATTAGTATAGGCATATATATTATATGGATAGGATTGGATTTGAAAGAAGGTTATCGTAATACGAACACAAGTTATAATGTTGATCTTCCAATTAATACAAAAACATCTTGTGATAATTTTTGTGGTCCAACTGCAACGTGTTCTATAACCGGTGAACAATGTAGTTCTGATCCTGATTGTTATGGTTGTACTCCTCCAAATAAACGTAAACCACGTCAGACCGCAGAAGTAAATGCATATAATGATGCGGGTAAATTAACAAGTGAAATGAATCCAACATATTCAGTATTGACAACCGATATTGGAACACGTGCATATAAAATAAAAAGTATGAATGATCCAACGCCAAGATATAATCGTGGGATAAATATGTGGAGAAAAGCCTTTAATGAAGGGTTATTATATTATGGTAAACGATATAATCCACAATTTGGAGTGAACGAATCATTGCCGAAATATCAATCGCGACCAACTTTGTCTGGAGAGTTTATAAATACAGGTGCGCTACCGTCGAATGATTAATTCACAATTCACAATTCACAATTCACAATTAACAATTAACAATTAACAATTCACAATTCACAATTAACAATTCACAATTATTATTTTAACTAGCATATAATAGACCACAATTTCCCCCAATAAAATTGACAACATTATATCTCTCTTCAAATAAGTACAAATTGTAATTATAATCGTATATTATCCAAGAAGGTTTATTAATACCGACTAATAGTCCACTTTGCGGATCACAAATTGCGAGAGATTGTGCGTTTGGATCAACAGGAGGCGTAATAGTAATGATTTCCAGTTCTATATTTGAATAACGACTCATATTCATCGCCCCACTTGGTTGTAAAGTCAAATTGGAAGAGTTTAAACAAAAGTTATATACATATAATCCATCTATACCTGATCCACTTGTACGAGTATATTTCTCGATATAATTGTATACTCCTGCTGGTTGTACATTTTCTCTATAATTGCCGTCTAATAATATTCCCATTCCAATAAGTATATTCTTCACGTTCTCGAAATTATAATTGCCGGTAATCATCCAACCTGTTAATAAACTATCAGTATTCACGCCTGGACCAATATTTACGGTTGTTCCTGAACGTGTAATTGGCCAAGATCCATTTGTAGGACCTTGTATAAGGTCTTGTGGCAA